GGAGGAGGCACGCATTAGCAGCAAAACCAGTTTTTATGGGATGGTTTGAACTGGATCGGGCAGTTGTGGTTGGGAAACATCTGTTGGATTTGATGATTGGCGTGTTTCAACTATGCGTGAAGTCTGGCGTGAAGTTGGTTTCTTGCGTCAGGATCATAAAGAACAAATCAACACACATTGACCCAATAAGATTTCCCCCTGTGGGGCGCACTCTGACTGATCGCAGGGTGCGCCCTATTTAGTTGTGCAACACTATGTATCTAGTTGATATCGGAGGATTCATTTTATGGGTGGCAAAGGCAGTGGTGGGCATAACAGGAAACCTGTTGAGCGCAAGCAGCGCATAGGGAATCCGTCTGGTCGCAAGTTACCCAAACCTGCCCCGATTGCAGATGTTGTCGCTTTGCCGACTTCGCATATCCCTGAGCCACACAGACCGTTAGGCGAGCGTGTCGGTTTGCGTTTATGGAATCAGGTTTGGACTAGCGGTGCTGGATGGCTAAAGCAAAACATGGACACAGAGCTGGTGCTCATGCTGTGTGAGGCTATGGATGAACGAGTGCGTGTCAGAGCTATGGTGGCGCAAGATCAAACACTGTGGCGTGAGCGTAGAGCGTTGCGAGAGATTGACCGACAGATCATCACGCTGCTTGGTCAGATAGGATTTACCCCATCAGAGCGAGGACTGTTAGGAACAGGGGAAGTGAAGCAGCATGAGTTCAGCGATCTCCACAGGCGCATTGCCGAAAAGCGTGCAGCCACTAAATAAGTGGAAGCCAGCGTTCTATACGCCAAGAAAGTATTTGCAAACAGACGGAGATGAACTGATTGCGTTCGCTGAGGCGCACTTTCAGGTGTTAAAAGGTTTCAAGGGAGGACTGCCTTTGGAGTTCACGGACTGGCAGAAGTGGTTGCTGCGATCTCTGCTTGAACGGAATGATGAAACAGGCACGCTTCGTTACAGGCGTGCGCTAATTGGATTGCCACGCAAGAACGGTAAGAGCCTTATGATGAGTGCGCTCGGCGTTTTCACCATGATCAGTGGAGAGGCTGGATCTGAAATCTACGCAATCGCCAATGATCGCCAGCAGGCACGGATTATTTTCGGTGAAGCAAAACAGCAAATCCAAAACAGCCCACTGCTAAACAGCGAAGCAAAGATTTACCGTGATGCAATAGAGATGCCCCGCTTCGGCTCAGTGTTCCGTGTTCTCTCCAGCGAAGTCAAAGGTTTAGCTGGTTTGAACCCATCCGTGTCGCTCATAGATGAAGTGTGGGGGCAATCAAACAGTGATCTGCTTGACCAGATGCAGTTGGGTTCTGGAAACAGAATAGAACCGATAAGCATTAGCATCACGACAGCAGGATTTGACTTGGATTCCCCTGCAGGAAAGATGTACCAGTACGGGAAACAGGTAGCTGCAGGCGAGGTAGATGACGATACTTTCGGGTTCTGGTGGTGGGAAGCCCCAGAGGATTGTGATTTGAATGATCGTAAAGCGTGGGCGATAGCAAACCCTAACCTTGCTGAGGGGCTGCTTGATCCTGAGGATCTAGCTGCAGCAGTGAAACAGTCTGCTGAATCCAGTGTGCGCAGATGGCGTTTGAACAACTGGACTAGAAGCCAAGAATCATGGCTGCCTTCGGGCGCATGGGAACAATGTGTGTCGCATACACATCAGCTTGACCCTGATCTGCCTGTGTGGGTTGGTATAGACATGGCGTTGAAGCGTGACACCATTGCTGTTTGTATCGCACAGCCACAACAGGATCGGGTTGTTCTGCGTGCGAAAATCTGGAATCCAGAGCTGGAAGGTATTGATATCGCTGGCGTAGAAGCGCATTTGCGGGAACTGCACAACACCTATGAGGTGCGGGAGTTCGTGTATGACCCCGCCTTCTTTGAGCGCAGCGCAGAATACCTATCTGATGAGGGCATGAATTTAGTTACATTTCCTCAGTCAGCATCACGGATGATTCCTGCGTGCGGTAACGCCTACGAGATGATCGTTGCCAAGAAGATTGCCCATGATGGCGCACCAACATTCACAGATCAAGTCCTATCTGCAGCGCAGCGTATGAGCGATAAAGGCTGGACATTGAGCAAAGGCAAAAGCAAACGAAAGATTGACGCTTGCATTGCTATGGTTATGGCATTGGATCGTGCGACAAGCAAACCAGAAAATCAACCCTCACCATCAGTATTGGATATTTGGAATGACTAAACGAGAAGCAGTTACAACAGCAATAGAAATTATTGGTGGTGCTTGCATTGTTATTGGCATTGGGAGTTTCAATGTTCCAATTAGTGTTATTGTGCTAGGCGTTCTCTTGGTAATCGGTGGAGGCTTGGCAGCATGAGTTTGTGGAAGAAATCTGAACAGCGTTCTTTGCCAACCAACATTGACCCGTACCAGATAACTGCACGCCCATTTTACGCAAACTATTCAGGCGAGATCGTCACAGAACTTACCGTGTTTGCTTCATCTGCTGTAATTGGTGCGATCACTTTGCTGGCTGATTCAATCGCAATCATGCCTATAGAAGTTTCCACCACTGAAGGTGGAAAAGTACGCAGAGTAGAAAAACCAGAAGCCTTTAGGAAACCTAATGACGAACAAACAATGTTTGAGTTTGTGCATCAACTCATGCTGGCTCTTGCCCTACATGGCAACGCCTACATCTATGCCCCTAGAGGTGCAGACGGTTATCCACTTGAGATGCGCAATATTCACCCCAACTCCGTCAAAAAAGTTAGCAAAGACACCAACGGAAAACTGATTTACGAAATCGGCAACAACAAATATAACAGTGACGATATCCATGCTGTTCACTGGCTGATATTCCCTGAACAGTCAAGAGGTTTAAGCCCACTTGAATCCATGCGCAACACAATCGGTATGGGCTTGGCGATGGATCGCTTCCTTGCACAGTTCTACGGTGAAGGTGCAACACCATCATCAATTCTTGAAACAGATCAGAACTTAACTGCAGAGCAAGCAAAACAAATCAAAGACAACTGGGAGGAAGCGCATTACAAGAAGCGCAGACCAGCAGTTTTGCAAGGCGGTTTGAAATGGCGCAGCATCACAACCAGTGCAGCCGATATGCAAATGTTGGAACACAAAGAATCCATCATTCGTGACATTGCACGCACCTACAGAATCCCATTGCATCTAATTTTGGGTAGCGGTGGCGATAAACAAACTTATGCCAACATTGAAGCATTGGGATCAACCTTTTATAAATACACGCTGTTGGGTTGGGTGCGCCGTCTTGAATCATTGTTTAGCGAAATGTTGCCTGATCCATTTGAGGAAATTCATTTGAATCCTGATGAGTTCTTGCGTGCAGATTTGGAAACCCGTGTTAAAGCGCAACATCTACAAATCATGTCTGGAACTTTGACACCTAACGAGGCACGCCAGTATGAGAACCGTGAGCCTTATGACGGTGGAGACCAATTCGTTCTTGGTATTCAAGGCACCGCTGTTGCAGGTGTTGCAGGTGGCGCACTACCGACTATTGGTGTTGATGCAATAACTAATGAGCAGGTGACACAATGAAAACATCAGCAATAACAGTTGGAACTACAGCAACACTTTTGATTGCAGCAGATAACAAAGAGCGTATATGTTATTTACATTCAGGAACAGGCAGCGTTTATGTTGGCGGCAGTGATGTCACAGCAGCAACAGGAATACATTTGCCAACCAGTACAACAATGCAGTTAAATGTTCCATTCAATGAAACTATTTACGGCATCACATCTGCATCAACACAAACCATGCGTGTTCTCACTCCTGATGTGGACTGAAAATGCCATACGGGATTTCAAACAACCAATCTGATTGTTCAGGTTGGGCTGCAGTAAAACAAGAATCAGATGGCTCATATACAACGCTGAAGTGTTACATCAGCAAGCAAGACGCTATTGATCGTATGGTGGCACAGTCCATTGCAGAAAAACTTGATCCAATAGGCGAGATCGGAAAGCGCAACCGTCAGGCTGGAAGGTTTGTGGTTTGTGATATTGATGACACTTTGTTGCGTCTTGGAACACGCCCAATGCAAAAGAACATTGATGCACTGAACTTTATGGCAGACAAGTTTGAGATAGTGCTTATAACTGGCAGAACAGAGAACCAGCGTGACACAACAGTTAAAGCATTGAAGGATGCTGGCGTTAAATATGACCGTCTGGTTATGAAACAAGATGCAAAGCAGGACACAGCCGAATACAAGAAAGATGCTGCTAAGCGTTTGCAGATTGCTAAACCAATCAATGTGGCAATAGATAATGACGCTAAGGCTAGGGATGCGTACAATTCGTTGGGCATCCATACGATCAGTCCTAGCGATTTGAAAGAACCTAGAAGTACATCCAATTCTAATTTGTGTAAAGTAGAGGCTGTTATGACTAACCAACGAGATATGTATGGCAACACAAATGATGTTGCGCCAGAAGGCATGGTGGCTGGCTCTTTGAGTGATGTATTGCCTATGGCAGATCAAGAGGAACAAGTTGAGGGAATTGTTACGCCAGAGATGTTGGTTGAGGAATTGCGTTCACTTGTTGCTTCAACTGTGTCAATGTATTTTCAAGCGCACGGATCACATTGGAATGTTCGTGGAATGGATTTTGCGCAATACCATGATTTGTTTCAAACAATTTATGAGGATGTTTATTCTGCGATTGATCCAACTGCAGAGATGGTGCGCAAACTTGATGGTGAAGCACCGTTTGAATTGCAGGAACTTGTTTCATTACGCAAAGTAGATGAAATGATGGTGCAAGATAGCCCATCTAGTTTGGCTGCAGCATTGCTGGCTTCTAACGATCAAATGTTGGAAGCATTGAATTGCACATACGAATATGCGGATGAACTTGATGAGCAGGGTATTTGTAACTTCCTTGCTGATCGCATTGATATGCACCGTAAATGGGGTTGGCAGTTGAAGGCATCATTAGATACCACACAGCAGCGTTCAACTTCTGGTTGGGCTGTGCGTTCTGATGACAGCAAGCGTAGTTACGCTTACACCAATCTTGAATTGCGTGCATCAGAGGATGGAAAAACTTTGGTTGGTTATGCAGCCATGTGGGATACCCCGTCACATCCAATGCCGTTCACAGAGTTTGTGAAGCGTGGTGCTTTTACCAAAACACTAAATGATGGTGCTGATGTGCGTTTGTTGATTGACCATGAAGGCGTACCGTTGGCACGCACCAAATCAGGAACATTGAAATTGTCTGAGGATAATCGTGGGCTTTTAGTTGAAGCACAACTAGACCCAATGAACCCTGATGCTGCTCGTGTCATGTCTGCAATGAAGCGTGGCGATCTTTCACAAATGAGTTTTGCTTTCAGAACTGTCAAGGATTCTTGGTCTAAAGATCGTATGACCCGTGAACTTCGTGAAGTCCAGTTGTTTGATGTGAGCATTGTTACCTTCCCTGCTTATGAGCAGACTGTGGCAGAGTTGCGCAAAGAAATCACACCTGTTACTGTTGCTATCACTTCTGGTGTTCGTTTGCGCAAATCGCAGATTGAACTTCAGAAGTATCGCAGCCGATAGACAGCCGATCCTAGAACGGATCACTGGTTTCATGTCACTGAGAAGCCAAATCCAAACAACTAACTAGGAGACATCAAATGTCATTTAGCAAAACACTTACAGAAAAGCGTGATGCTGCACTTGCAAAGGCAGAAGCCATTGTTGAAGCAGCACAGGCAGAAGCCCGTGAATTGACCCCAGAACAAGATACAGAGATTTCATCTGCACTTGATGAGGTTCGTTCACTTGATGCACAGATTGCAAAGCACAGCGAACTTGAAAAGCGTTCGTCTGAGGCAGCAGAACTGCGCAAAGAAAAGAAAATTGATGCAGTGATTGCACCAGCAGTAGTTAAGTCAGAGGCACGCACCTACAGTCCAAAGGCTGAGACTTCGTTCCTTGCTGACGCTTTCGCAGCACAGTTCAACAACGATTACAGCGCACAAGAGCGTCTTGCCCGTCACATGAACGAGGAACGCATTGAACGCCGTGATGTTGATTCAAGCAACTTCGCAGGCTTGGTTGTTCCACAGTTCCTCACCGAACTTGCAGCACCATACGCCCGTGCAGGTCGCCCAACCGCAGATATTGCAAACAAGCATCAACTTCCTGCTGCTGGTTTGACGATCTCGTTGAGCAAGATCACAACTGGTTCATCTGTTGCAGCACAGACCGAAAAGGCTTCTGTATCTGAAACGAACATGGATGACACCAAGTTGGATATCAGCGTGAACACTTATGCAGGTCAGCAGACCGTAACCCGTCAGGCTCTTGAGCGTGGAACAAATATTGACACCCTCGTTATGAACGATCTTGTCCGTGCATACCACACCTCATTGAACACTGCCGTTGTTGCTGAATTGCTTTCATCTGCAGGTCAGACCGTCACTTACACTGACGCATCACCAACCGTTCCAGAGTTGTATCCGAAATTGTTGGATGCCATTCAGAAGGTTCAGACCACTTTCTTTGGTGGTCCGAATGTGATCATCATGCACCCACGCCGTTTGGCTTTCATTCTTGCGTCACTTGACTCACAGAATCGCCCACTGGCAGTTCCATCACCTTACGCAATGAACGCTGTTGCTGTTGGTAACGGCGCAGTTCAGTACGGCAACAGCGGATACAGCATTGCTGGTCTGCCAGTTATCACTGATGCAACCGTTTCGGTAGCACAAGGCTCAGGAACGAACCAAGACACCATCTATGTTGGTAACGCACAAGAATTGCACCTGTGGGAACAGGGCAATGGCGATCCAATGATGTTGCGCTTTGAGCAACCATCAGCAGCCAAGTTGGAAGTGCTTGCAGTTGTGTACGGTTATGCAGCGTTTACTGCAAACCGTTACCCAAATGCTTTCGCACAAATCAACGGCACGGGATTGGTAACCCCAACCTTCTAAAGCCGATAACTACATTTCGGATTAGAACCGAAAGACCGCCAACATCTAGAAAGGTGTTGGCGGTCTTTCTATTTCTACGGTGTATGATCGGCAACATGGATAAACAAATTGAAGCACTATTGATTGAGCGTGCAGGATATGTTGTGCGCAAAAAGGCTGACCGTGTAAAGGCTGTAGATGAAACTTTGCGTGCATTTGGTTATGAAGCCAAAACTGTTGCACCAGAAGTTGAAACAGCAAGCATAGAGCCAGATGCAGAGCGTGCGATTCGTAAGGCTGCACCAAAGCGCAAGGCGTAATCAATGGCAATAACTAATGGCTATTGCACGCTGGCAGATGTTAAGGCTGCACTGCGTTTAACGGACACTGTGGATGATTCTTTGATTGAGAACGCCATTGGTTCTGCTTCACGCCGAATAGACGGTTACACGGGCAGGTTCTTTTATAGGACTGCCAGCACTGCTATCACCTTGTTCCCATACAACGAATACATCATTCGTTTCCCGTATGACATTGCAAACACCACTGTGACCATTAAAACCGACACTGCTGGTGATGGAAGTTATGCAACCACATTGGTGCGAGGAACTGATTACACGCTTGAACCAACTTCTGCACCTATCTTGGGGCATCCGTTTCAATATGCCAGAGGTATTGGTGCAGCAACATTCCCAATCTATTACTCACCTGCCGTTGAATCCGTGCAGGTCACAGCGCAATGGGGTTGGGATGCTGTTCCAGATGATGTGAAACAGGCTTGTGTGCTTCTCTCAATGCGCCAATTTGCCCGTCTAAACGCAGCACTTGGTGTTGTGGGCTTTGCTGATATGGCTATAAATGTTCGTGCTGTTGATCCAGATGTGCGTGATTTGCTTTCGCCGTATCTAAAGTTTGGCATTGCCTAATGTCAGCAACCATCTCACAGATGTGTTCTGGTCTGGCAACCAACCTTGCAACCGTTTCGGGTTTGCGCACATCTGCTTACCAGCCTGAACAGTTGAATCCTCCGTGTGCGTTCCCTGTTCTCAACTCAGTCACATATCATGCTGCTTTTGGTGGTGGAGATTTTGTTGCAGATTTTACTGTGTATGTGATTGTTGGGCGTTGGACAGATCGCACAGCACAAGCATTGCTAGATGAGATGCTTTCTTACTCTGGAAGCAAAAGCATTAGAGCTGCACTTGAATCTGATCTGACGCTTGGTGGAACATCCTCAACTTTGGTAGTATCCTCAGCAGCAAGCATCAGTAGCGTTAATGCTGCAGATGCAGAGTTTTTACAAATCCAGTTCACCGTTACAGTTCACGGATAGGAAACAACATGGCACAATTCAAGATTCTTAGCGATAACTTCGCATTTGGCGCAGCAGGAGAAACCGTATCTGAGGAAGTTTTGGATGGGTGTAATATTGTTGCACTGGTTGAAGGTGGACATATCACAGAAGTCAGTGGCAAAGTTAAAGCCGAAAAAGAAACGGATAAATAATCATGGCTGTTCAGGTTCTCACTAACGCAAGCATCACAGTCGGTTCAACCGATTTAAGTTCATACGCAAACAGCGTTTCACTTCACTATGAAGTAGATCAAGTTGAGGCAACAGCATTTGGTGGAAACCACTCTTTCATTGGTGGTTTGCAGAACAACAGTTGTGAAATTACTTTCAACCAAGATTATGCAGCAACAAAAGTTGAAGTAACAATATTCCCGTTGGTCGGCACACAAGTTTCATCCATTGTGATCATTCCTGTGAACGGTGCTGTTTCTGCAACAAACCCTCGCTACACGCTTTCAAATGCATACCTTGCAGCACACACACCTGTCGCAGGAAAAGTTGGAGAATTGGTAACAACAACACTCACCTTTACTGGTGGAACACTTGCTAAGGCAACTGTTTAATTTTTAAGGAAACATCATGGCTGTTCTTGCATTAACCAACGCATACATTTCGGTGAACGGAGTTGTGCTTTCAGATCACGGCAATAGCGTTTCTGTGCATTATGAAATTGACCAAGTTGAGACAACTGCTTTTGGTTCAAGCGGTCACACCTTCACGGGTGGTCTGCAAAACAACTCTATTGAAATCGCTTTTAACCAAGATTATGCAACATCCAATGTGGAAGCAACGATTTATCCTTTGGTTGGTAGTACCACTACCGTTATCATTAAACCGAACGGTGCAACCACTGGTGCAACAAACCCTTCATACACTGTGAGTGGCGCATACCTTGCAGCGCACACGCCTGTCGCTGGAAAAGTTGGAGAACTTGTTACCACCACGCTTTCATTCACTGGTGGAACAATGGCTAAGGCATTATCGTAATCTAATCAAATAAACAACTAGAAGGAGACAGCAATGAAAATTGCATTGACAGTTGAGTTCACAGACGGCACAAAAAAAGATGTTGATGCTGTGTTTGCAGATTTTGTGGGCTTTGAGCGCACATGGTCACGCAGTGTCACAAAGTTTGAACAAGAACTTCGTCTAACAGATTTGGCTTGGCTTGCATGGTCAGGGCTTACACGCACAGGTGAAACAGTATTGAAGTTTGATCCAGAGTGGATTCGTACCGTGTCGCAGGTTTTGACCCGTGAGGATGAACCTGTTTTGGGTGCTGATATCCCTTTAGAGGACAAGAACGATTAGGTGAGGATTCAGCGCATTGGCTGATTGTGCATCTTGCACATGAGTTCCACATTGCGCCTAGCGTTCTAATCAATGAGGATGAGGAGATGCTTAACACTATGTTGCGCTATCTCAAATGGCTTGGCAAGCAAATGAGAAAGCAGCACAGGTAGTAACATCTGCTTTCTATGAGCGCAGATATGACTACAAAAATTGTTGGTTTGCGTGAAACAGTTACAGCCTTGCGCAAATATGATCCTGATGCTCTAAAGGCTTTGCAGAAGGACATGAAGGGCAGGTTGCGCCCGTTGGCTGTTGCTGTTGGTAATTCTTTCCCAAAAGTGCCACCAGCACTTCACGGAGATATGCACTGGGTTGGAACGGGCAGATATAAAGGCAAAGCACGCTCACCTAAATGGGATGGGCTTGCTCAAACCCGTGTGATTATTTCTAGTAGTACTGGTAAGCGTTCTTTTGCTCGTGTTCAACAAATGTCACCATCTGGTGCAGTGTTTGACAGTGCAAAGAAATCTGATACAAACGGTTTCATTCAAGCATTGGATTATGCTGCCAACAGTATTGCTTCAGGCAAAAAGACCCGATCCCGTGTCATGTTCCCTTCAACTCAAAAGCATCTACCAATGATTGAAACAGAAGTTGAGATAATCTTGGCAAAACTTGATGTTGAAATTGAGAGAAAGTTGAGTACCTACAAATGAGTGTTGGCGTAAATATTTTTAGCCACTTTCATGCTGAAGGTGTAACTAAGGCAATCAAAGAGTTTCAGAAACTTGAAACCACACAGGCTAAAGCACAATTTGCTGTTAAGAAGGCTGCTATACCTGCTGCTGCAGCGTTGGCTGGTTTGGCTGTTGCAGCCACACACGCTTTACACGCTGCAATGGAAAATGAAGTCAGCCAGATGCGGTTTGAGAAAGTTATTGGCAATGTCACTGGGGCAACTGAAGCACAAATAAAAGCCTTAGATGGCTCTATTGAGGCAATGGCAAAACAAACTGGCATCAGCAAAGAACAGTTACGCCCTGCAATGCAATATCTGGTTGTTGCTACTGGTTCGGTTGCTACAGCGCAAAAAGATATGGCGTTGGCTATGGATATCAGTGCTGCTACTGGTGCTGATTTAGAATCTGTTACACAGGCTTTGGGTAAGGCTCATAACGGTGTTACTAGGGGTTTGGTCAAACTTGATCCTTCATTAAAGAAAGTTTTGGGCAGTACTAAAGATTTTGCTGTTGTTCAGGATTTGCTGACACAAAAATTTGGTGGTTCTGAGGCTGCGTTTGAGAAAACTGCTGCAGGTGGTATGCGCCGTTTCAATGAAAGCATCCATGAAATGTGGGAATCAATCGGCAACGCTTTGCTTCCAGCGTTCAAGGCAGTCATCCCATATTTGCAAGCGTTTGGTGATTGGGCGCAAAAGCACTCAAAAATGTTTGTGATCATGGCTGCAGGTGTTGCAGCATTGTCTGCAGCAATCCTTGTTGCTAACACAGTTCTAAAGGTCATGGCTATTTGGGAAGAGATTGTTAATGCAGAAAATCCTTTTGCATGGATTGCGTTGGCGGTGATTGCGGTGATTGCCGTTGTTGTTGCGCTTTATATGAAATTTGAGATTGTGCGCACAGTGGTGAATGCTGTGATCAATGCGATCATTGCGATCATTGAGAACTGGCTGAATGCTTGGATTCATGTCATCAACTTGATCATTGATGGAATCAACTTGCTGATCGGTGCAGCCAATTTGTTTGGTGCAGGTTTGCATGAGATAGGAACTATTGGAACTGTTGAGTTTGGGCGTATCGGTGCTGCAGCCAAAGCGACAGAAGGCGCAATGATTGATTTCAGAAGGTCTGAGCATGAGGCTGGAGTTCAGGCAATCAAAACTGGTGCTGATACTTCTAAATCTTTTGGTGGCGCAGGTAAAACTATTGAAACTGCTACAGAAAAAGTAAAGAAATATCTTGATGCGTTGAAATCGGAAACTGATGCAGAGAAATCTGCTGCTGAGGCTGGTAAGGCTGTCACTAAAGCGCAAACAGATCAAATGGCTGCACACGACAAAGTTTCTGTTGCGTTAGCAAAGTTCAATCAAATTGCACAAGGTTATGGTGCTGCTTCTAAAGAGGCTGCTACACAGTCCCGTGCGGTTGCTTCTGCACAGCGTGATCTGGCGCAAGCAAACAACGGTGTAACGGATGCAACGAAAGCACTGGCTGATGCTGAAGCAAGGTTGAACGCTATGCGTCAAAAGCCTTCAGCAACCACTATTGATAATGCTGAAACCGATCTTGAGAAAGCCAAACTGAACGCAGAGAAAGCAACATTTGATGTGTTGGATGCTGAACAAGCGTTGGCTGATCTGCGAACAAAGGGTGATGCAACTCCAGAGGAAATCCGTAAGCAAGAAATATCTTTGATTGAAGCAAAGTTTAGTCAGCGTGATGCCACTCTTGCTGTAAGTGAAGCAGAAGCAGGGCTAAAGAAGTTGCGTGAGGATTCACCTACGGCAGAGGAAATTGCTACTGCAGAGCGTGATGTTGCTGACGCAAAACTTGCTGTTGAGCAGGCTATTTCTGATCAACAGGATGCTACACAGAAACTCAATGATGAAAACTTGTTGTATTCCCAGATTGTTTCTGGTGCTGCGGAGGATTCAAATATTTTTAAGGATGCGTTGAAGGAATTGACTGATGCTCGCAAAGACGAAGCGGATGCCATTGACAATGTGAAGCAGGCTAAAGATCGTGAACTTGAAGCAACATTGAAACTTGCTGAGGCTGAGTTGGCTTTGCAGGATGTTAAGAGCAAGGCTGGTGGTGCGATTGTCAAGAAAGGTAATGCCACTTTGTCTGCTGCTATTGCTGCTGCACAGCAACGCATTATTGATGCGCACAACATTCCTGCTATGGCAAGCGGAGGTATTGTGACGCAACCAACATTGGCTTTGATAGGCGAAAACGGGAGTGAGGCTGTAATCCCTCTCTCACAAATGGGTGGAATGGGTGGAAACACCTATATCACTGTTAATGCTGGCATGGGTGCTGATGGTGCGGAGATCGGGAATCAGATCATTGATGCGATTAGGAAAGCGGAGAGGCGCAGTGGCAAAGTGTTTGCTTCTGCATAGTTATGGCTGCACCTACGACAACGGTTGAAATCTGTTTTGATGAAACACCTGTTTATGATGGGATTGGTTTCACGCTTGATGACACAACTAAAGGCGTATTGAACAACCCATATTATTTGCTTGACGGGCATTTGAACTTCACTGATGTTTCTGCTGATGTGCAGCAGGTGACTGTAAATCGTGGGCGTTCACGCCAGTTGGATGAATACCAAGCAGGCACAGCCTCTATACAGTTTTACGACAAGACACGCAAATATGATCCATTGAACACGGCTAGTGCCTACTACCCTTATGTGATTCCACGCCGTTATGTGCATATCAAATCAAACAGCCTTCCAGTGTTTGCTGGTCTGATCAACAACTGGTCTTTGAGTTATGAGCAACCTCAAGATAGTTATGTAACAGCATCTTGTTCTGATGCTTTCGCTTTGCTGGCAAATCAAAACCTTTCCACATTTATCCCTGATGTTGAGTTGTCTGGTTTACGAATCACCACCGCATTGAATCGCCCTGAAATTAGTTTCACTGGAACATCTGTGAGTGTTGATGATGGCACTTCAACAATGGGTGCTTTTGCTGTTGCAGATAATGAGGGTGTGCTTGGCTATTTGCGACAGGTAGAAAAAAGTGAGCAAGGGTTTCTATTTTGTTCTAATGACAACACATTGAAGTTCAAGGGTCGTTCAACAGTTTTGGCGCAAACAGGTGGGGTTGCTTTTGCGGATGACGGATCAGGTACTTCTAGTTACATGACGCTAGATGTGGAAACTGGTGATGATCTTTTGTTTAATCGTATTGTTGCTCAGTCTCCTGCAGGTGTGGCACAAATTGTTACTGATGCAACAAGCATTGCAACTTATGACACGGTGACGCTTGAAGCAACTGATCTTTTGAACTCAGACACGGCAGAAGTTCTTTCTATCGCAAACCTGCTTTTGCAAACCTACAAAACACCAGAAGTTCGCTACACAGGACTGACACAACAACTTGCTGGATTGTCGGCAACTAATCAAAACAAATTACTTGGGCTTGATCTCACCGATTTGGCTACAGTGACACGCACCTACACTGCTGGCAGCCCTGCATCAATAACGAAATATGTGATCGTGGAAGGCATCACACACACGATTACCCCTGCCAATCACATTGTCCAATACCGTTTCGGTTCATTGTCTCAAGTTGGTTTCATTTTGGATTCAGGTATATTCGGATTGCTTGATTCGGGCGCAATCTAACAACTGTTACAATCGGAGACACTATGGCACGGCAAACCTTCACCGCAGGCGCAGTCCTGACAGCATCACAAATGAACACCCTTCAGGCTTCTGTGTGGTCTGATGATGTGAACGCACAAACAACCTCATACACGCTGGTACTTACTGACGCTGGAAAACAGGTCACAATGACCAACGCAAGCGCAACCACAATCACCGTGCCTGCAAGCGCAACCGTGAACTATGCGATTGGCGCAAAAATCCAGTTGATCAACTTGGGTGCTGGCGTGGTCACTGTCGCTGGTACTGGTGCTGCAACAATTTGGAACTCAACGCTTGACTTGTCGTTGAATCAGTATGCTGTTGCTACTCTTTACAAAACTGCCACTGACACTTGGGTTCTGTTCAGGGGTATGGATGTTGAGGATGATCAAGCAATTCTTTCAAGTCAGATTTTCGGATAAAGGAATAACACATGGCAACATTTACAAAACAAATATTTTCAGGTAGCACAGACGGATTGCCAATTTCGGTAACACAAACTGCAACTGCTGGAACATTGATTCACACTTGTTCAAGTACTACAACAACAATTGATGAAGTTTGGTTGTATGCAACAAACACTTCTGCATCAGATGTTGTGCTTACTGTTGAATGGGGGAACGCCACAACAAGCAACAACATCAAATACACGGTAAAGGCTGCAAACGGTTTATACCTGATTGCTTCTGGTTTGGTATTAAAAGGAAACGCAAGTCCGTACACAATTCGTGCGTTTGCTGCAACTACTGCGGTTATATCAATCACTGGATTTGTGAACCGCATCTCCGCATAAATCATGTCAAGATTTGATCGTGCATTATCGGGTGGAATGTCTATTGCTAGTGGTTCGTTAGCGCCACGCAAACGGCGTGGAAACACCAATCAGGCAAATGATTTTTGGATTGGTGGTGGCGCCTCAAACCCGACAACATCCATTGAATCGTTAGTCATTGCAGGCGGAGGCGCAGGTGGATCGTATGGTGGCGGCGGTGGCGCAGGCGGATATCGCACACAGACAATTACTGTTGCAGGTGGAACCTTGTACACGGTCACGATTGGCGCAGGTGGCTCGGGTGGCACGGGCGGAAATGCTGGAACAAACGGTGCCGACTCTATATTTTCGACGCTTACTTCCACGGGTGGCGGGAAAGGCGGAGGAGCGGATCTCAACGGGACAAACGGCGGATCGGGCGGCGGTGCAGGAATTAAGACCACGGCTGGAACACCAACAGGTGGATCGTCTAGCCCCGCAACAACACCTGCTCAAGGTTTCTACGGCGGAAACGGTGTTGGTAGCACCGACTTGAACTATCGCAATGGTGGTGGTGGCGGTGGAAGTAGCGCACAAGGCACTAACGGCGCTGTCTCGGTTGGTTTCCCTGCTTTAACTGTTGCTGGATCTGGTGGGGCTGGAACATCATCCAGCATCACGGGTAGCGCAGTTGTTCGAGCAGGCGGAGGAGGCGGTGCAGCCGATGGTCGTTCATCCCCAAACGCTTCCGCAGGCGCAGGTGGAACGGGCGGAGGCGGCGCAGGCGGAATTGGGGCAACCGCTGGAAACGGCACAGTCAACACGGGATCGGGTGGCGGCGCAGCAGGATATACAAGTGCTTTCGGCACGGGCGGAAACGGTGGCGCAGGATTTGTGGTGTTGCGATACTCAAACATGTACGACCAATTAACTTCAATAGGTGCAGGCTTGACATACACATACTCAAACACTGGCGTCTATCACCTTTACCAATTCACATCTGGAAGCGACACGATCAAGGTTTGACATGGCACACTACGCATTTTTAGATGAGAACAACATTGTCACGGAAGTGATTGTTGGGCGTAATGAAACAGAAGTTGTTGATGGTGTTTCAGATTGGGAAACACACTATGCAAACATTCGTGGACAAGTTTGCAAACGGACTTCATATCACGGAAAAATCCGCAAACAGTATGCGGGTATTGGTTATTCCTATGATGCAACTGCTGATGTATTTATTACGCCGAAACCATTTCCATCTTGGACATTAGACAACAACCATGATTGGCAAGCACCAACACCAATGCCAAATGATGGCAAGATGTATAAATGGAACGAAACAAAACAAAAATGGGAAGTAGTCGCTGGCTGATTTTTCTTCCTGTTGCCTTGTTCGCATTGTTTGCACCGCAACCCGCACACGCAACACAGGTTGGTTTGCTGGTTCGTGGATATTCAATCAGCGAGATACCACCAACTAAGTCTGATATTGCTTACCCAATGTGCGGTACTTCAACAGAGCCGTTTATTAATGCAACTTGGGATTATCAGCCGTATGAGCAGTGTGATTGGGATTTGTTCATGCTTCATTACACGGGTTATCTGCAGATTCCTGAGCATCAGACTATTGAGTTCTTTGTTGCTTCAGATGATGGTGGAACTGTCAAGATTGGTTTAGATGAGTTTGGTGTGTGGCAGGATCAGGGTTGTTCGGCAACTATGTCTGGTGAGTTAAACATTGCTGCTGGTACACAGCCTGTTGATGCGTGGATGTACGAGAATGGCGGTGCGACCTGTTTTCTTATGGCTTGGAATATTGACAACACGGGATGGGAGATAGTGCCACCAGAGGCATTTACTTCTGACGCTTTACCAATCCAGTCCACAACCACCACAGAACCAGATACCACGACAACGGGGATGCCAACAAGCACCACAGAAATGCTTTCATCTAATCTTTCATCAATCGCTGGAGTAACCACAACGGGATTACCACAAATAACAACAACAGTGCAAGAAACAATTTCATCAGTTCAGGTTACTGTTGCACTTCCACCTGACACGGTTGCTCTGCCACCAATCACAGAGCCAGCACCACCAGAAATCATTGCCCCAATCGTCACCGTGTACTTTCCTCCAGAAACAGCACCAGAGCCCCCTGTGAGCCTTCCTGTTGCGTCAGAACCTCCAGACACCGTAGATGTACCCCCCTCAACTTTTGTGTTGCCAGAACAAGCCCCAGATCAGCCTTTAAGCCAAGCAGATTTTGTGGCAGCCTTGTCGGTTTTGTCTGATGCAACATCCTCAGATCAGGTTCAAGCGGTGGTCACAGAGATGTTAAAAGCCGATCTGAGCAGCACACAGGCAGAGCAACTGGTTGCTTCACCTGAAGTGCTTACAGCGATCACGGGCGAACAGGCACAACAACTATTTCAACAAATTGAACCAGCACAACTTTCTGAGGACATGGCTGCAGTGATCGCAGACACTTTGAACAATCCCGATGTGCCTGATGAAGTGAAAACAGCGTTTGAGGAAACATTAAACATCTTTGGCAACAACGGTTTCAGTAACTACATCCCATTGGGTTCTGTTGTCAATGTTGCTGTGAGGCGCACAATTATCGCAGGTACTACAATCCTTGTGGCTCTACCGTCACCTGCACCTGCGAGGCGTAATGAAAAAACTGCATGACTATTTAATTGAGAACGCATGGGTTTGGGCTGGTACTGGTTTAGTGTTACTAACTTTGTCTGGAACAACTTTGAAGCAGGCGTTATGGATCACCTGTTTTACGGTGCTGGTACATTTCATTGCAACGGTTCTTAGGAAAGGTGATTCAGAATGAAAAAGGTTCAAGATGTCGCAGGCAGAATTATTGCGTTGTTTCTCACAAATGCGTTGGGTGTTGTAACTGGTGCAGCAATCATTGCGCCAGATTTGCAAGTGTGGAAATCGGCTTGCATTGCTGGTGCAGTGTCCGTATTCAAAGTTGCTGAATCATTAGCAAAAGCATCTATTGATGGTGAACTAACTATGGATGAGATTGATGCAGCGTTTGGTGCGACACCAAAAAAGATTGCAGCGAAAAAGGCTGCTAAATGAAGCGTGCTTACACAGGCAACAAAGATGGTGCATCAGCAGGTGAACATCCACAACTCACAGCGTTAATCAAAGAAATCTTGAAGGCTTATAGCCCTGCACTTTGGAACAACGGCAGTTGGGGTATTCGCAATATGCGAGGCAAAGAATCATTGAGTGTTCATGCAACAGGTCGTGCCGTAGATATTTCGTGGCGCAACATGGGCAATGGCAAGCAAGGCATTGCACAAGGTGGGCGCAAGTATGCGACAGAGGCAATGGAGTATCTGATTAAACACGCTGATGATTTGGGTATTGAAATGATTATTGATTATTTCCCTGCACCATATGGGCGTGCATCTAAGTGTGATCGTGATATGGCGTGGTTGAAGTACGACAAAGATACGGTGCATGGCGCACCTAATGGAGATTGGTTTCATGTGGAAGTTGATGGTAAGAAATCGTCTGAGCAGATTAAGGCTGTCTTTGCACAGAATCCTCCAGCAAAAGTGACTATTGGTGCATAAATGGATTTGGGTGCTGCTTCCATAATCGTTGCTTGTATCACAACGGTTGGTGGCATTGTTGTCGGTTTCATGCAATCATTTAAGAAGGAGAGCAAGGAAACCCGAAAAGAGAACCGTGAGGATCATGCTGTTGTGCAGATGCAACTGAAAATGATTTATAAGGGTTTGAACAAGGTTGATAACAAGTTAGAACAACACATCAAAGATCATAGGGAAGTTGGGAATGGGAAAACTGTTACAGCAGATAGAGGCAACGCCAGTTAATGCTGGTGGGAAACAATCATCCGTTGATTTGGCGATTCAATCAATGCAGGGGGAGGACAGAGAGGACTTGGTGTGCGCTTTGCGCAACATCACGATCTCCCCTACTGTTATCTCAGAAGTGCTGCAGATTAACGGTCACGAAGTCACACGGCACGCAATCCAGCGTTGGCGAAACAGAGAGGGTATCTGATGAGTTTGGGCGATCAAATCAATGAGGCGTTAGAGGCTGAGAACAACGGAGAGCTGCTGAGGTTGCGCAAACAGCGTGACAGCTATGCAAACCAGAATGTGCGCCTGCAAACGAAACTGGATGAGCTAGAGCGTGCGCTGTCTGTCGTTGATCAGGTAGATGGTTTGACTGTTCAGCCTCCAGTGTGGCTTGCACCAGCGAAACCGAAAACCCATGCAGCAACGCTCGTTGTCATGCTGTCGGACACACACTTTGACGAGGTAGTGAACCCAGATGAAATGGAGGGGCTGAACGCCTACAACCGTGAAATAGCAATAATGCGGTTAGAGAAGTGGACACAGAATGTAATCAAGATGGCACGCCACTATCTGTCAGGTGTGAACTATGACGGTGTTGTTTTGATCTTGGGCGGTGACATTTTCTCTGGCGATATCCACGAGGAACTAGCTCTGACCAACGAGGACACCATGATTGGATCGTTGCTGTTTTGGGCTGAACAAGTATCGGCTGCAGTTGAGCTACTGGCAACAGAGTTCAAGAAATGCCATGTTGTTTCTGTTGTTGGCAATCATGGGCGCACGACACGCAAGCCACGCATGAAGCAGCGTGTGAAAACAAACTTTGATTGGCTGCTTGCGAAAATGGTTGAACGCAGTTTCACGAAAGATAAACGGGTCACATTCACGATCCCAGAGTCAGCTGATGCGCTTGTTCAGATTTATGATTACGGGCATTTGATAACGCACGGTGATCAGGTGTCTGGCGGTGGCGGTATCGGTGGCATCTACCCGCCGATTATGCGAATGCGTGCGAGGAAACATGCACGGTACATGGTGACAGGTAAATCATTTCAAACATTGTGGCTTGGACACTGGCATCAGTACATCAGTACGCCATCAATGGTTGTGAACGGATCGCTGAAAGGATATGACGAGTATGCAATGTTGATGGGTTTCGGGCATGAGCCACCACAACAGGCGTTAGGAATTGTTACCCCTGAACGCAACCTCACGATTCAAGCACCAGTGTTCTGTATGGATCGCAAGAAGGAAGGCTGGTGAGTTGTGGCAACATTTGTGGAAATCATCTGGCATGATGCGCACGCAGATACAACAACATGGATGGAAAAAGATGAGATCAGTGAACAACCGTGTGTTGTGGTTTCTTGTGGGATTTTGTTGCCTGATGCAAAACCTGATCATGTGGTACTTGTTCAATCGTTAAACAGTTATGAGCAGATTGATTGTGTGTTGAGTATTCCTGTTGCAATGGTGCAATCAATGAGAGTATTAGGGAGTGGACTGGATGCGTCTGAGCATCTAGGGTGATCCTGCTCGTGATGTTCTCCTTCTCCGTCACGGGCTTGGTTGAGTAGCCCTGCCCCCTAGTACGGGGTGGGGCTTCTCCCAAACCCGCACGCAGTCAGGGTTTCCCTGATTTGCTTGACTTCGCTGACTTTGATAAAGTGTCTTTATGGGGATCTACCCCAGATGTTCAAGAGGAGGACATTATGAGTAGGAAAATATTGCGCAGGAAGCACACAGCACCAACTGGTTACACAGCGTGGGCTACTGATTATGAAATTGCTTGTCTGACAAAAGACACAACAAAAAGCAATTTGAATGTTTGCATGAATCAAGCACTACTTGCATTTGATGCAATCAACAATATCTACAGCAGACTTCCAGAAGGAAGTGAAACATACGAAGCCATTGGTCAGATGGGTCAAGAGTTGTACAACCTTATTGGCAACATCACAACTGCTTACGATTCAATCATTCTCCCAAGCAAGACTAAGGAGGTGAAGTGATGACTGCTGCAGAGATTGTTGCTGAAGCAATCGCAACACACGGCAGACCATTATGGGTTGCTCATGTACCGAAACCAATCAGGCATCAAGTTGATGCACAGTGGCTTGATGGGATGCTGGCAACAGCGCAACGCTCATCCGATTACCTCACACGCAAGTATCAGTACGATTTGATTCTGGATTGGTGCAAGCGCAATGTGTTTGAGGAAGCCACAGTGGAAGCACTGGTGGAGTTGTCCAAGTTGAGTGAGCCAACGGTGCGCAAGTTCATTGGTGAGCGCACTGATGTGTTTCGCAAACTGCGCAGAGGAGTGTGGGAAGTGCGTGATCCGAAAGCGGACAGGGCTGCAGACAGATAACCCTGTTACACCCATCACGCATACTGAGATCAAACAACAAACAGAGGAGAATGAAATGCAAGTGATACCGAAAGCTAGGCACGGAAGTAAAGATTGGTTGCTGGCACGCTGGAAGGATGAGCAGGGGCGTTGTGTCTTTGGTGCATCAGATGTGCCTGCTTTGATGGGCGCAAGCCCGTACAAGACCAGAGGCGAGCTGTTCGCAGACAAAGTGAACGAGCCTGTAGAGCAAGAGGAGACTGCGGTGTTCAGGCGAGGCAACCTGTTAGAGAAACCGTTGCTAGAGGAAGCGTCTCGCATACTTGGCACAAACATATTCACGCCAGATGTGATCTACCGTGATGGGCGTTTATCAATCAGCCTTGATGGTGTGGATAACGAGCTGCAGCCAAGCGTGGTGGTAGAGGCTAAGACCTCAACCCGCTACAGCATCTACAACGCTCAGGATCTCCCTGATGAATGGTGTTGGCAGGGATGGGCGCAGATGGCTGTGCTTCAAGTGCCTGTCTGGTTCGTTGTGCTGGATCGTGACCAGCGCATATCTGTTGTAGAGCTACCCGCTAATCCCGAAGCGATCCAAGCGTTGCAGCTAGAGACTTCGGTGTTCGGCGGTTGGGTTGATGGTGATGAAATGGATGAGAACATAAACAATTTCAGTGCTGCTGATATCGCACGCATTTGGAAGCCAACGCCGACAAGCGTTGAGTTGCCAACGAGTGCTGTTGATTGGGCGTTGCAGCTAGAGGAAGCAAGAGCTATGGCTAAGCAGGCTGCTGATCTGGAGAGCAAGGCAAAAGATGCGCTTGCTCAAATGATGTTGGGTAACGAGATCGGCACTGTTGATGGCGTTCAGCTCGTTAGTTGGAAACAGCAAGCGGGCAAGGCATCATTGGATACCAAGCAGTTGCGTTCAGATCATCCAGAGCTAGTACAGCAGTATGAGAAACAGGGCGCACCATTTCGTGTGATGCGTATAACGAAAGGAAAAGGAAAATGAGCGAGGAACTTAATACTCAACTTCTGCGTGCAGTGTTGGATCAATATGCAACCCCAGATCCGAAAATTGTGGGAACTATCCCACGCAACGGGATCAATCTTGCCTATGTCAGCCACGCAGACATAACGAAAATCCTAATTGAAGTTGATCCAGCGTGGAGCTGGCAGCCGATTGAATGGGTAAATGGCAGACCAGCAATCAATGTGGAGAATGGAACAGCAACAATGTGGGGAACTCTCACGCTGCTAGGCAAATCTATGTTGGGCGTTGGATCGGTTCGGGCAGACAAACAGGATCTTGACAAAGAGCTTGTCGGTGACTTCCTGCGCAACGCTGCAATGCGTTTCGGTATCGCACTTAGCCTATGGTCAAAGCAGGATTGGTCTGATAACACAACGATCATTAGTCTCCCTGCAGCGCAAGCAAAGCGAGCTGAGGAAGCGAAGCCGTATGTTCAGAATCATCCTGCGAAGGGTGTGCCATCTCCGAAAGTAGTGCGTGAGTTTGTTCAGGAAATTGAGCCAACGCCAGATGAAATGGCAGAGATAGCTGCACAGTTCAACGGCACGATTGTTGAGAACATCACGCCTATATCAAAGCCTGTTGCTTCGTCTAGTGGGAAAGCGAGCGACAAACAAAAGGGTTTGATTAGCAAACTTGCGAAAGAAAAAGTGAACGGAGATTGTGTTCCGTTGATGCGAGAGCTGTTCAACAAGTCTGCTGTTGGTGAGTTGACCAGCAAAGAAGCATCTGGTTTGATCAAGCAACTGATGGAGATGCGCTAATGGTGTCCGTAGAAATGAGTCAAGCGATGGCGTTGATGGATGTTGTTGCTGCAGCACGGATTGTTGTCATGCTTGATGGAACAGATCGGTGTTCGCTGTTAGAGCTGCGTGAAGCGTTGATGGCATACGATCAGTCCACTGGCAAGGTTTCGTGAAGCGTGACCATTGGCGAGAGGATGCACGCTGTCTGGGTCAGCCAGTTGATGTGTACTTTCCTGATATGTCTCTTGGCGAAGCCCGTTGGGATCGTGCTAAAGCGGTGTGTAAGAACTGCACTGTGAAGCGTCAGTGTCTAAAACTGGTTATCAATTTGCCAGATGATGATGACAGGTGGGGCGTGTTTGGTGGGCTATCACCTGCTGATAGGCGTGTATTGCGTGATGACATAAAGAGAGGACTTAAGGGTGCGGTGTAAATGCACATTCAAAAGAATATTGAACGAAACCATTTGTGATGAGGGAGATGATGATGAGTGAGGAAATGAAGTTAGAACGAACAGAAGTTGCCAATGATGCTCTGGATTTCCTTTTGGCAAGGCTGCAAACAGAGATTGAAGAGCTGGATCAACGGCTTGAAACTTTGTTTGAGAACATCAACGAGCTGCAAAAGAGGAACAGTGGGTAGGAGATATGATGTGCGCACATTTCCTGCGAAAGCGTTGGTGCGCAAGTTTGAACCAAACACCAGCGTTATGACGATTGCGCAGGCGTTAGACATGAAACGATCAACGGTGTACAAATGGTTTCAGAATGACACCATGATTACTCAGTGGGCTGCTGATCGCTATGCAATCAAGTTGGGGATGCACCCCTCAGAGGTTTGGCTTGATTGGTTCGCTCTGGAGGCTGTCTGATGGGGCAAATAATCATTGGTGCGGTTCTAGCGTGGCTTTCTGGCGTTTTGAGTGTCATTGCATACGCCAACTTTGCGGACTGGATGGATGATCGTGACTGAGGAACGCAAAGGCGAATGTCAGGGCAATCAAGAGAAGTGCAACCTAGATGGATGCCCGAAGTTCGGAACGCTTGGTGTTGCAGGGCGTGATGGCAAACGCCGTATAAAGGGCTGTAGTGATCCTGCAGCACGGGGAAAGCGATCTAGGCGCAAAGGATTGAACAAGCAGCGCACAGCACGCAAGAGGCTTGGTGTTGCACCTTCTCACAAGTTCGGTGACGGTAACGAGGAACGCTGGAATGATGCACTGTTTGCCAATGAGGTGAAAGCAGGGAAGCAGATACAGCCTGCTGTGAACGCTTGGATGCGCATAGAAGCACAGGTGAAGTCCAATGAGGCTGATTATGGCTCTAGGCGTAAGCCTGCACGGGCGGTGTTGATGCCTGATGATTGGGGAAAGGAAGGGCTTGTGATGATTCGTTTGAGTACTTGGGAGGAATTGGTTGCACCAGCAATGCAAGCGTTCTATGAAGGTGGGGATAGCGGTGCATTGGAATAAACACAAAGTTGATTATGTTTCAGATGTTTGGTCTGCAGGTCAGCAGCGTGCAGCAACACCGTTGTTCAATCGTGAGTTCAGAACCGTGCAACGCAATGAGGGTGCTGCCGTGATGGGCGCATTGGGTGAATGTGTGACAGAGTTTTGGTTGGACTGGCATGGTGTTGATTGGCTGCCTGATGGTAACTATCAGAATGATCTACTAATTGAAGGGAAGCGTGCGGAGATTAAAACAAAACTGCGCACTTCAATTCCTCAAGCACATTACGAGGCTTCAGTGAACAATTATGGTGATTGGATACAGAAACCAGATTTGTTTGTGTTTGTGTCATTGTTTAGGACTGGCGCAGATTTTTGTGATGTTAAATCGTTTTGCTGCGCATACCTTGTGGGCTGGTGTTATGACTGGGAACTGCATGAGTTTGGTCAGCAAATAAAAATTGGGGATACTGACGAACGCAACGGTATAGTTTTTCGTGCTGAAAGCATGAACATTGAACACCGTTACTTGCGTGACATGAACAAGATTGGGGAATGGTAATGACACCAATGCAGATTGAGGGGATGGTGGACAGAATATGCGGATTGTTTCCAACAACTCAGATCGGGCGCAACACTGTCAAGAACGCATGGGCTGTAGATGACTTCCTGCTAGATGCTGATATTGATGAGGCACGCAAAGTAACCGACTGGATCAAAGCAAACAGCGACAAGTTTCCTGCTTCGCTGAGAGAGCTGCACAACATCTTTCGCAAGGTGCGTGGCTTGGGATCAAAGAACCAGCCGATTGAAACGAAGTGCGATATATGTAACGGGATGCTTTGGGATGACGGTATTCGTTACTCGCAGGCTGGTCAGCGCATAAGCGAACAGTATGAGCAAGAGGAAAACGGGCTCATCTACAAAGTTGTTCGCCCCTGCCCGAACTGCAGAGGATCAAACTGGCGGATGCCAGAGAGCTAAAAGTTTCTACAATCGGCTAGTCGCATGACCTCCACTGTTGCAAGGTGAGTGGGTAACACACGGAAAGCGTGGGTAGATTGCGCTGCACTGAATTATGAAAGACGAGATGATTTGGTCAATAGCGTGAGGCACTGTGCGTTTGTAATTGGTTGTTGGAGTGAGGCATCCCAACGGGGGGCATTACATCTTTAGGTTTGCTGTGATTCAACACATATATGTATATGTTGTCAATCGCTGCTACACTGAGAGAACACGCCGAACTGAGGCGAACTACCAGCACAGATGTTGTGCCGTGATGCTCAAAGGGGCTGCTGTAATAAAACAAAATCATTTAGTTCTATATCTATACCTAAAGTTAGAGGAGGCGAAAGTGATGTTCGGATTTATGAAAAAAGTAGTTGTAGGTGTTGTTGCGGTGCTGGCGGGTTTCGCTGGTGTTGCTCAGGCGTTGAATGTTGATGGTGGTTCTAGTTCTGTTTATATTGCGAACAGCTATGTGCCAGATCGTGTGATTGAAGTTCCGTACAAGATCAAAGAAGGCGCAAAGTGCGGTCAGTGGTGGCAAACAATGGATGATGCTGGTTGGTCTGACGCTGACATTGTTAAGGGTGATGCAATCATGTTTCGTGAAAGCAAATGTGATGCAACACAAATCAACTCTGATGATCCAACACGCATAGGAAAGTTCAAAGGCTCTTTCGGTTTGTATCAAATCAACTTGTACTGGATCAAACAGACACGCTGGTATCCACAGGGGTTTTTACAAACAAAGTTAGAGCGAAATTTAGTGCCAACAGATCTGTTGATTCCAGAAATCAACATTGCTGCAGCGTTGGAGATCATTAAACAGAATCGTGCTGATGGTGGTTGTGGCTGGTCTGCATGGCGAGGCTGCTAGAGCCTGAAATATGCCCTAACTAGGGGCTGGAATTGCAACAAATACGGGAAACCCTGACTAGGTATAGGGTTCGTTGATTTGCAATACCCACACCGATTGGGCAAGATTGATTCATGGGGGCAACCAGCCCCCTAGCTCAAGAGGAGGGCAAAATGAAGATCGTAGGATCACCGATCGTAGGATCACCACATAAGAGAGAAGTTCTGGCACTCATCAATTCCGTAGAAGACAGAGATGTGCAAAACGAGATGCTGGAAATCAGCAGCAAATACGCACAGGCTCTCGCAGGGATGAGGTTGGCAAAGAACTATCTGGAACAGATAGATGATGAAACAGGAACAGATCACTCCGATACTTTCGCCTTGATCTATGACGCCATCAACAACATCAAATACTCAGAGATCGCTTTGCTTCAGATGACAGCAGAGATCTAAGGTTGATGCAGAGGAGGATGATCATGCAAAACATTCAGAGAGAGATCAACGGAGTCAAAACATACCGCACGCCACGCAGCGAGGTCACAAAGCGTGACATAAGTTGTTGGGCATGTGCAAAGCCTGTATCGGTTCAGACATATGTTTGCGAGAGCTGCGGGTTTGAGTTCCCAGAGGGGTTCAAACAAAAGTGAAAACATACACACTGCAAGTTCGGGTTCGGACTAAGTTCGGGCAACATTTCAGCGACACTGTGCACTATGAAGCACGAAGCTGGGATCAAGCTGTTGCGAAAGCAGAACGATTTGCTGTCAGCGCACACGGTTACAACAACATTACAAACATAGAAACAGAGGGAATCAAATGAGTTTGTTAGCAGCTAAAGAGTGGAACAAAGTGTTCATGCAAGATGGGGTCAAGCACAGGATCAAAGTTCGTGCTCAACTGAAATCGTTGGGGCAAGCACCATACTTTTCAATCACTGGAAAAATAGACTGGCAGGCAAAGAACAACAGATGGATGGAGGGGTCTGGCGGTTGCATCCATGATGAAATCCTGCAGCATTTCCCGCACCTGCAACTGTTAGTTGAAATGCACCTATCTTACGAGGATGGTGTGCCAATGCACGCATATGCCAACGCTGCGTATTTCGCTGGATGCACGAAGTACCAGAAGCGGGATCTAACCATGTTGGCAAAACATCTACGAGTATCTGAATCCCTAGCTGAAACGCTGATTGAATATGTTGATCAGTTCTACGGGGAGTTTGATCAGATCACTACGCCAGAGCAGGCGTGGGAGGACACTTGTTTTGATCACAGCCTGCCTGAACAGTGGCTAGAACAGGCAAAAGTTGCGAAGTCAATGCTCAACATTGTTCAGGCGGTATCAGCATGAGCGAGCCAACGAAGCGAACATTGGAACACATTGAACTTATAGAACATGATCTAGCACCTATGTTTGAAGTCAAACTTGTGGTTGTTGTTGAAGGGTATGGGGATGATGACGAGGAAACAGCGACAGCTGCAGGCTGGTTGTTTAACCTGTTGCACCTAGCATCAGAAGGGTTTGATATCAAAACAGGTGCACGGGAGTTCATGCGCTCTATGATCTCTACAGGGGAAACTAGGGTTCATCTCTGCAAGATTGAGCAGGTTGAAGCATGAGCGATATCGGCAACTTCCAACTAGTAGCAATAGCAATTACCGTTGTTGGCTGTTGGCTGGCAGGATTCCATCACGGCAAATGGGCTGGCATCCAGAAAGCAGAAGCACGCCACGCCATGCAAAAGAAAGCATTAGCAGCAGCAAGGAAGCGTCAAACACCACGCTGATAGATAGGCTGTAATTCTCCTGCGGTAAGCCACGCACCTTGTCTTTCCCCCCTCTTGAGGCAAGGAACGCCCGTCTGCAATGATGGCGCAGGAACTAGAAGCAAGCGAGAACGGAGATACCAGTGACCATGAACGATCTAGTGAGTGCGATTTACTTTCTGAGAAAGATCAGCGTGGGGCAGATGGAGGTGGACAGGCTGGTACAAACTGTGGAAGCCTTAGAAACAGAGATTGAAAAACGGAGGAAGAAAAAATGAGCGAGGACATGAAAGCCGAACTGCAGCATTGGCAGGGGCGCACAGATGAGATGCAGGTTGCGATAGAGCGTCTGCGTGAGGACAGAGATTCATTGCGTGCCGAAAATGCGTTGTTGGCAAAAGCGGTTGTTCATGCAGATGCGGAAATCAAACAATTGCGTTCCATGTTAGAGCGTGTGCAGATTGCATTGTCGCAAGGCGTTGAACTGTAAATGATTCAACTGTTGTGCCACAAATGCGAAACACTTGTGAGCCGTGACCCACTTTATGTTTCGGGATGTGGTTGCGACCCTGACGCACCAACATGGGTTGCAATACAACCAAACGGGAAGCTAATAATTATGAGCCACGCCGAATACACGATTAAGGAAACAGCATGACATTAGAAACAAAAACGCTCAACATTGATGATGTGTCACCTCATCCACGAAATGTGCGACAAGGGGATATAGGCGTAATCAGTCAGTCTTTGCAGGCTCACGGTCAGTTCAAGCCGATTGTTGTTGATCGCAGAACCATGAAAATCCTTGCAGGAAACCACACATGGAAAGCAGCTAAGTCGCTCGGTTGGGAACAGATTGATGTGTCGTTTGTTGATACGAAAAATGATCAAGATGCACTGAGGATTCTGCTTGCAGATAACAGAACATCAGACATGGCTTCCTACAACGATGATGGGTTAGAGATTCTGTTGAAAGAACTTGCAGAGTCGGTAGATGGGCTAGACGGATCTTTGTTTGATGGTGATGATCTGGATGTGCTCATTTCAGATAACAAATACTTTGAGATAGGCAAAGGATCTACAGATGATTACGCTACGAGCGCATTCACTGGAACTATCGCTAAACGCTTCGGTATAGCCCCGTTCTCTGTTCTGGACTGTCGCAGAAGTTGGTGGCGGGAACGCAGAGATGTGTGGTTGAAGCTCGGCATCTCATCAGAGGTAGGCAGAAACGAAAACCTGCTTAAGTTCTCCGACACGATCCTTTCATCACAGGGCAGAAACGACAACTTAACTGTTCCGAATAGCGCAATCTACTTGAACTCTCCAGATTCAGACAAACCTCAGTACAACGGAACATCTGTATTTGATCCTGTCATTTGTGAGCTGGCGTATCGCTGGTATTGCCCTGAAAACGGTTACATCCTTGATCCGTTCGCTGGAGGATCGGTGCGAGGAATCGTGGCATCACATCTAGGCATGAACTACAAGGGTGTTGAGCTGCGAGCAGAACAAGTTGAAGCGAACAAAGAGCAGCTAGAGAAAATAGGCAACGGTTCAGGATCATGCGAGTGGGTCAATGGCGATTCTCTGACTGTTGATCTAAACCAGTTCGGACAGAAGTTCAACTTAATGTTCTCATGCCCCCCGTATTTTGATCTTGAACAGTACTCTGATGATGAAGCAGATCTTTCTAACTTCAAAACCTATGACGAGTTCATGGTTGCATACGCAAAGATCATTGAGCGCAGCGCAGAAATGCTCGTTGATAACTCGTTTGCTGTTTGGGTTATCTCTGAAATTAGAGATGAAAAAGGCAACTACCGCAACTTCGTTGGCGATACCATCAACGCATTTGAAGCAGCAGGGCTCAGATATTACAGCGAATGCGTCTATGTGCAATCAAGTGGATCATGGGCGTTGCGAATCGGAAGGATGTTCGGTGCATCACGAAAGATCGCACGAATCCATCAGAACATTTTGATATTCGCTAAGGGCGATCCGTTCGCAACAACAGAAACATTGGGTGAGGGTGAATGGGGTTTTGAGAACGAGCCTCAGTGGTTGGAGGAAGCAAACAATGACGAATCTTGAATCATGGCAACAGGGAATTGCTTTGGATCGCCTGAAAAACATCAGAAGCCTGTTCAACAGATATAAACCATACGCATTTGGCAGGTTCGGGATGCCGAACGAAGCAGAAATCGCACAGATGCTCACAGATGATGAGGCGTTAGAACTGTTTGCTGAGGATGGAACAACAGTTGTTGCGTTTATGTCTGGCAAAACAGCTAAACGAAACAGCATCAAACAATGCTTCGGAGATGTAGAGCTATATGTGTCTAAGGATGATTTCCAGATCAAACATCTGACATTCAACAGCCTGATCCCAGACAGCACACTCAGCCAATGGCTGCAGCAAATAAAAGCATCAACTATCTGGATTGAAACGCACGCTGAGGACAGCGAGAAACTACAGCAGCTAGAGAGAGTCGGATTCAAGCGTTTAGGATCAAAAGTATCTGCCTCATCAGAGCTGAAAACAATCCTGATCAAAACAGACAACCAGATAGTTCGCACAAACCATCCAATGTCGCTATCAGACAAAGCAACGCTAGAGAAGCTAACCCCAACATTTGTTGATGTAGAGATGCTGCAAGCGGTCAAGTCTGATCTGGAGAACTATGTTGCGAAATCAACGAATCATGGATGGGCAGACCATTACAGTTCCTACAACATTCGCAAATCATGGAGTGCAATCAGCCTCAAAGGTTTCACAAACGATCCTGAGTTCATTATTAAGCCAGCAGAAATGTCAAAGAAATGGAAAGAGGACAACGCTGCTCTGATGAGCAACGAAGTCAGACCTACCGAAGCATGGGGATCGTTCCCGTCTGTTCATAGAATCCTGCAGCTATTGGGATGTGAGACACAGAGAGTTCGCCTGATGAGAGTTAGGGCATCAGATGGCGGGCTGTCTAGGCACGCAGATATAACAGACAAAGAGGCAGGCGCAACTATAGGAAAGATCGCACGCCTGCACATCCCGATCCAAACCAACCCAGAGACACGATTCATGGCGTGGCATCTCAACGGCACTCAGGTGCAAAAGCACCTAAATACAGGAAGCCTTTGGTATCTGGACACACGCAAACCTCACGCTGTCTCAAATCAGAACGGGGCGCAGGATCGCATCCATCTAGTTATTGATGCTGTTGTCAATCAGCCTGTGCAGGACTGGATCTATGGAAAAGTCTCAGGGCTTCTGTGAGCGTGGAATATAAACCACAAGAGTTCCTAGTCACAAAGCATGACGGCTACTCTGCTGTTAGAGATGATCTGATTGATGGAGGCACAAAGGTTCGCTTCCTACCCTATGTTGTAGGAGATGCAGAGCACATCGTCTTTGGCGCACCTTTCGCTGGAGGCGCACCAGTAGCTCTCTCTGTTATAGGGAGGGAAACAGGCAAACGGATATCCATATTCTATGCGTGGAGGAAAGAGCTACATCCCCGCATGAAGCGGGTGCAGAACAATGGAACAGACCTGCATCTCGTAGAACATGGATATATGAATGTTGTCCAGAAGCGAGCGAGAGACTATGCACAGCAGGCAGGCGCATTGTTCCTACCACTAGGGTTTGATACTCAGTCAGCAGTAGCCCCATTTCAATCTATGTTGGGAACATTCAGCAATGAGATCGGTCAGCCTGATGAGATCTGGTGCGCTGCAGGCTCAGGGATGCTCGCAAAGAATCTGTCTGTAGCGTTCCCTAACTCTGAGATCAAAGCGGTAGCTGTAGGGCTGCAATCAAGATGGGCGAAGCAAACCCTGCCCCCTAACTGCCAGATCCTAGAGCAGCCCCTACTATTCGCTAAGCCCCTGAAAGTAGAAGCCCCGTTCCCTATCTGCCACCACTATGAATCCAAAGCGTTCGCCATGATGCAGACAGCAATCAAAATGCAACCCAACAGATCACGCCTATTCTGGAATGTGCTCGGTTGGGAAGGATGATGTGCCACTAAGCCAGCCCTGCCTAACCTGCCGATCCCTAACAACAAACGGCACACGCTGCCCCACATGCCAGACAGCATGGAACAGAGCGCATCCAAAGCCATACAGAGCGCACTACGCAGGCTCATACAAGCGCAGAGCAAAACAAGTGAGAGATACAGCCACACATTGTTGGATATGCGGAGAGGGAAACAGAGGAACAACAGACCCGTTCACAGCAGACCACCTGATCCCATCAGACCCAAACTCTCCATTAGCTGCAGCCCACAGATCATGCAACTCCAGACGAGGAAACAAACCCATCAACCCCAACTAGCCTCATGCCCTGCCAAGCCAAGCCAAAGCTCAACCCATCCCTCCCCCTCCCCCCATATATGCACTTTTTCTGTAACCCATACCCTGTCTCC